TAATAGAGTTCGTAAGTTGGATTATTCTATTCAACTTAACAAAACAATGTACGAAAGGTTGCTCGGGGGCGGCGACATTACATTGTTTAGCCCCCACGACGTACCGGGATTATACGAAGCATATTTTGGGGATCCGGACGTGTTTCAAACATTGTATGAAAAATATGAACGTGCCTACAGCATTAAAAAGAAAACTATTCCTGCAATGGAACTTTTTTCAGCACTAATCAAAGAAAGAGCAGAAACAGGACGCATTTATATTATGAATGTCGACCATGCTAATACACACAGTTCATTCAAAGACACTGTTTATATGAGTAACTTGTGCCAAGAGATTACACTGCCTACAAAACCGCTAGAACATATTGATGATCCAGAAGGTGAAATTGCATTGTGTATTCTAAGTGCTATTAATGTAGGTACTATCAAGTCATTAGATGACTTAGAAGAACTATGTGAACTAGCAGTACGTGCATTAGAAGAAATTATCGACTATCAAAACTATCCAATTAAGGCAGCTGAGATTAGCACTAAAGCAAGACGTTCATTAGGTGTTGGTTATATTGGACTTGCGCATTACCTAGCAAAAAACAAAGTTAAGTATAATGACAAAGAAGCATGGAAATTAGTGCATGATTTATCAGAAGCATTTCAGTACTATCTACTAAGAGCCAGCAACAAAATAGCGCAGGAGAGAGGCGCTTGTGAGTACTTTGATCGCACTAAATACTCAGACGGGATCCTTCCTATTGATACATATAAGAAGGACGTTGATACATTAGTGGAAAACAAACTTAATTATGATTGGGCATCTCTTAGGAAAGACATATTGGAATTCGGACTTAGGCACAGCACTTTGTCCGCACAAATGCCTTCGGAAAGCAGTTCCGTTGTGTCGAACGCAACAAATGGAATCGAGCCACCTAGAGGCTACTTGTCCGTTAAGAAAAGCAAAAAAGGGCCTCTTAAGCAGATTGTTCCACAGTACCAGTCATTAAAGAATAACTACACACTACTATGGGATATGCCAAGCAACGAAGGTTATATCAATGTTGTCGCAGTAATGCAGAAGTTCTTTGATCAAGCAATCAGTGGCAACTGGAGTTATAACCCAACACACTTCCCAGACAACGAAGTACCAATGAGTGTAATGATAGGTGACTTGTTAAACACGTATAAGTATGGTTGGAAGACTTCATACTATCAAAACACATATGATTACAAAGAAGATCCAAGCGACATGGACGAACCAGCACATTCTATTGGTTGGCGTGATGACCAGCCAGAAGTGCAACCTGCTACACTAGCAACAGACGAAGATGATGAATTTTGTGATGCATGTGCAATTTAGGTTGACATGCACACTAAAATAATATATACTACACAGACACAAGGAAAGAGATAACCAATGGCTAAAACAGTATTCAATCAAGAGAAGGTTGATTTTACAAAACAAAACATGTTCTTTGGAGCAGATCAAAACACACAACGATATGATGTTTTTAAGTTTCCAGTGTTTGATAAACTAAATCAAACTATGCTTGGGTACTTTTGGCGTCCGGAAGAAGTTAGTCTACAAAAAGACCGTGCTGACTTTGCTAATTTCCGTCCAGAGCAGAAACACATTTTTACTGCAAATTTAAAATATCAAACACTACTTGACAGTGTCCAAGGACGTGGCCCATGCCTAGCATTTTTGCCGCATGTTTCACTTCCTGAACTAGAGGGCTGTATTGTTACTTGGGATTTCTTTGAAACAATTCATTCACGTAGCTACACACATATTATGAAGAACGTGTACGCTGACCCTGCAGAAGTGTTTGACACTATTCTAGATGATGAAAAGATTATTGCTCGTGCAACAAGTGTTACCAAACACTATGATGCATTTAACGATGCAGCTGATGCGTTTATGCACCGCGGTGAAGGCAGTATGTATGAAGTCAAGAAGAAAATGTATCTTGCTATGATGACTGTAAACATTCTAGAAGGCTTGCGTTTCTATGTAAGTTTTGCTTGTACATTTGGCTTTGGCGAACTAAAACTAATGGAAGGCTCTGCAAAGATTATTAGTCTTATTGCTCGCGATGAAGCACAGCATCTAGCATTAAGCACACACGTATTGAAGTTGTGGGCTCAAGGCAAAGACGATCCAGAGATGGCACAGATTGCTAAAGAGTGTCAGGAAGAAGTATACGACTTATGGCGTGAATGTGTTGCAGAAGAAAAAGACTGGGCAGAGTATTTGTTTAAAGACGGTTCTATGATTGGACTTAATACTACATTGCTTAATCAATATGTAGAATACATTGCTAATCGTAGACTAAAAGCACTTGGGTTAAACTCTATCTTTGATCAGCCATTAAATACAAATCCATTACCTTGGACACAACATTGGTTAAGTAGCTCTGGGCTACAAGTTGCTCCACAAGAGACAGAAGTTGAATCTTATGTTATCGGTGGTATCAAGCAGGACGTAGATAAAGATGCACTAAAAGGATTTAGTTTATGATATTAATTTGGGGGAAGCCAGCATGTCCAAGTTGTACAAGAGCAAAAGCATTGTGCGAACAGCGTAACTTCCAATATGAATACAGAGAACTTGGAAAAGACTTTGACAGAGATGAAGTGCTTGCAGAGTTTCCAGAAGCACGTACATTTCCACAGATAGTAGTAAATGGCCTTAAAGTAGGCGGCTACGAACAATTTACACGTTATGTAGAAGAAACAAACTACACAGGAACAGGATATACATTATAATGTTAATCGAAACACCGTACAAAAATTTAGATACAGTTACAATAAAACTTACTGATAGCTCAGAAATTGTAGCACGTCTAGAAGACGAAAATGACACTCAACTTACTTTATATAAACCTTTAGCATTGATTGCAACAGAACAAGGCATGGGGTTATCTCCATTTGCATTTACTATTCCTGCAGATGCAAAGGTTAAAATAAATAAAAGTACAGTTATTTTTGTACATAAGACTGATGCCGAAATGGCTAAACAATATACAAAAAGCACCACAGGAGTAGCAATTTAATGCCACTAGCGGCTAGAAAAACTGATGCAGTAGCAACAGGTCACGGATGTGACGGCACTACAACATTAGCAACACCTGGCCAATCAACAGTCTACATTGAAAATCTATTAGCTTGTAGAATCACAGACCTTACTGTATCACATGAACTACCATCGGGTGATAGTTGTGCTTCGCACACTGCACCTATAAGTGGATCAAGTGGCACAGTTTATATTGTTAATAAAAAAGCAGCACGTAAAACTGATGCGTGTGATGCAGGCAGTATAACAGGTAGTGCATCTACAGTTTATATTGGTTAATTATTAAAAGGAGAGAAAATGACAAATCACGACGAAATAGTACAAGCATATAATAACTATCTAGCAGAACATGCAACGTTCGAAGAAAAAGGCGTAAAAGCCGCGGCAGCTAGAGCTCGCAAAGCATTAGGTGATCTTGGTAAACTTACAAAAGAACGCCGTAAAGAAATACAAGACAAAAAGAACGATATGTAATGCAAGGACAACGGCGATGGCTTAAATTATGGGCTAGAACTGTTGGCATGCCTATCGGCATAAACGACGACGATAAGCCAGAATTTCTTCCAATTACACAAGACGATGTAAGGAAGGCTCTGGCTTTTCGCACCTTTTGGATTGTATTACATGTATTAACTTGTTTTATGATAATAGCAGGCAATGGAAAAACTCTAGGCATTTGGTAATAGGCTTATGTTAGCGCAATAATAGCAGGAATCTGTAAATACAGTATGACACGACGTGAAAGAGAACATCACAAAGAAGCATACCGTTTGTTTTGGTTAGTCAAAGGACATATCAATACAACAGAGGAAACTGTAATTGACTCAGCTGACAGTTACTTTAAAAGACTTTGGGTAGACGGGTGCAATGGGGCTCCGTTATATGATTATGAAGATGGATTTGAACAAGCATATAATAGGAGATTTCACAATGGTATCAAAAGCGATACAGAACTTAGATGAAAATGATTTAAAGTTTATAGAAGAATTATTATCTAAACAATTATCTCAGCAAATGGAACAAGACAAAACCTGGCAGACTAAAAATGGTTATGACCGTCCTTTTGCACGAACCAAACGCATTTTGACTTGCTTAAATGCAATTAAATCACAAAGACAAATGGTACGTGTTCATTCTACCAAATGGTAAAAAAAGATTGACAACCTTTTAATTCTATGTTATAAATAATATGTTGACGTTGAAGCAACGTAGACACATACTGGACCGCGGGGCAGTACCGCGCAGCTCCACCATAAACACATTTA